TCTGCTCTGCTCTGCTCTGCTCTGCTCTGCTCTGCTCTTAGGGATTGTACTTGGTGATGTGCCGTTGTCAATAAGCTGTTTTATCAGTTTGCCAGCCTTTTCATTGTTGATGTAATACTTTTCATCTACATTATCCTCAAGATAGTCTTTCAACTTCTTTTTGAGTGGTATAGGCTGTGGAAAATGGTAATTGTACTCGCCCAGGAATGAAAACATAAAACACCTTTTACGATTTTGTGCTACCCCATAATTTTTAGCGTTTAAATCCTGCCAATAATTCGTGTAGCCAAGGCCTTCAAGAAAATCTATCCATTTCTTAAAATCTTCAATATTCTTTTTGCCGTGGACCTGTGGCACGTTCTCCATAAATAAAATCTGTGGTAATTCTCCGTTGCTATCTCTGATTTCAGTTAAAATTCTTTCAACTTCCCACAGCAAACCACTTCTTGTACCACTACCCTTACTCATTCCCATTTGTTTTCCAGCAACTGATAAATCAGTGCAAGGAAATGAGTAAGTAAGTAAGTAAGTGAAGTGGTCCGTATCTTCTATGGCTAAGTCAAGTGCGTGTACTTTTGTTATATCCATAGTTGAGAAGTTTGTCCCATGAATTGCGTTATAACTTGCTACAGCATACTTATCAAACTCAACAATTCTGTAATGTTCAAATTCCGCACCTATCCTTTCAAGTGCCATAGCTTGTGAACCGTAGCCTGCAAACAACTCTATCAATCGGATAGGATTTGTAATGCTGATAGGCTCTCTTATGTAGTCAAATATATCTAATTGTCCTTGCATATATACTCCCATAATTACTCAAATGCCCAGCAAATCAACGATATAATCGCAATTACAATTACGGTTTTGACAATTTGTTGCCAAAATGTCACAATCACCAACCTTGCAATCGCAATTATTGCTACGGCAAATGTCAAAACAACCGCAATTCGTATGATTAACTTTATTAAATCTTTAATTTTCATTTTAATTGCCCTTTTCAATTGGAATATCTGATTTCATAAGCATTTCAACAATTTCCTGTATCAAGTAGAATCTGCTCATGCGCCGATGACAGCCGTCACACTTGTCTTTCGGGCATTTGTATGTGCGTTTGTAAGCTCTGCACTGGTTATCTTTCAACTAAATCACCTACTTTCTTTGATTTTTAATCTACAGTTTCATACCTATCTTCGTGAAATTCTCTATCTTCTTCATTGGAATAGGCTCTTTTACAATTTGTACAAAATTCTAAATGTACCTCTATATCTGTGCTGTTTTCGTATCTACAGCCTTTACAATCATTCATTCTGAATCACCTGCTTTCAAGCATATCCGCCTTAATAAGTTCGTAGATAATATCAAGATATGTCCTGTGGTCCCTGTATTGGCAATTTGCGTCTTTGTGTATTCTTGGGTCATTATCTCTCCAATCATTAACATCAAAAATCGCACTGCTCACAAAAAGCATTTTGCATCCCCTTGAAACGCAAAGATAATAACAACCGTTCTTTCCATATTCACCCTTACATTTCTTAAATCCGAATTTTTCAAATTCTTTGGCTTTAACTTTCGGAATTAGCATTTTCTTCACCAGCTTTCAAAAATTTACCATTTTTTTGCATTTCATTCGGCTTTGGTTTCTTTCTACTCTCTTCACACTCTTTGCCTAAGCGGCTACAATAACCACAAGGCGTAATATACGGACACTGTTCCAAAAAACGCATTATTCGTCACCCACTTTCAATAAATCTATAAACTTCTCATACTGTTTCTGCGATACCTTGTTATATCTCTTATCCTCTCTGATTTCGATTTTAAGGTGTTTTTCTGCAATGTGTGACAGTTCCTTTGCAAGATTCTTTCTGCCCTGCTGTATGCCGTCACGGTAGCCTTTAGACGGCTTGTAATCATCAATCTGTGCTTTTCCCTCACCTTGTGAACCACTTGTTTTGTTCCTTAGCTGGTATCCTTTGTCGGCATAAGCCTTAATGTAATGCTGCTCCTGCTTATCAAGTTCGGATTTCGGAAAATGCAGAAATCCTATCTTCCAGCCACAAGGATTGCTTTTTGAGTACAATTTGTGTTTTTTGAGCGATAAATCAATATGTTGGTATCCGACAAGGTGCTGTGCAAGCCTTGTCAGAATATGTACAGCCTGCCCGATATAGGCATACTTGAATCCGTTTTCATCAATTCGTGTCAAAAAGTATATGCCGCTCTCCTCGTCAAGCTTTGGATTGACTTCTAATAAACGTTTTTTATTGTTCTGTTCAATCGCTTTTGCCTGCCTAATGCTTTGATAATTCAAATTTCATCACGCTCCTTAATTAAATGGTAATCCCTCATCTTCCACTCCGTCTGGGATACTCATAAATCCATTGCTGTCAACATTACTGTTCGGCTGAATTATGCCGCTACTCTGCTGATTCTGCTTGCTTTCGCAGAACTCCTGTTCTTCAACAACTACATCAGTCGTGTAAACTCTCTGACCGTCTTTGTTCGTATAACTTCCAGTCTGAATCCTGCCGCTGATTGCAATTTTTATTCCCTTAAAGAAATATTTTTCGGCAAATTCTCCCGATTTTCCAAACGCAATGCAATTAATAAAATCTGCATTCTGCTCGCCCTCTTTTTTGAATTTACGGTCAACAGCTAATGTGTACCGTGCTACTGCCATACTTCCGTTTGCTGTCTGTGAATATCTGACCTCTGGTTCTCTAGTCAGTCTCCCACATAAAATTACGCGATTCATTACTTTTCCTCACTTTCTAATGACTCAGGGTTGTCAAAAATGTTGCCGATAACTTCTATTTTTTGATTATCTTCGACCGCCCAATAATACAAATCTTTTCTCCATAAGTCGCTTTTTAACCATTCAATTCTCCATTCTGATTTATCCCATATAACTTTCGCTGTTCCAACTTTCGTTCTTATAATGTCATTCTCCCAAATCAGCTTGCCGTTCTTATCCTTTAAGCTTGTACATTGGCAAATGGTGTCTCTGTCCACATCATAAGCACACACAAGTATTGGTTCATCAGCTTTACCCTCTAAACAACTTGTCGCAATCTTGCATGTTCCATCTTCACAAGTAATTAAAGAGCCTGTAACCCATTCTCCATCGTCAACTCTCTTAGCCTTGAATAAATATCTATCTTCCATATTTTCTCCTATTCCGCTTCTGATTGAAGCCACTCAAGCCAATTATTAGGCTCTGTTTCTTTATCCTCAAGTGATATGTCGTGCTTAACAAGAAACTCTGCCAATTCTTCATCCGACATATTCCTTATTCTGTCGGCATTGGTCTTTTTTCTACCACATTTGCAACAAGACTCATTATCTCTCGAATTGCTGTTGTGCTGGCAGTTGCAAGAAATCTTTTCTTCGCTATCATCAAATGCTTTTAAAAACATTTCAGCAATTTCTTTCTCGTATCTACCACACATACCTTTGCAATCAATATCCACAATAACCCTTGAAAAGAAATCTTTGAATTTGTCAGCAATATAATCTCCTGTGAAATCTTTAGGTATGTCAATTACTACTTTCATTTTCTATACCTCTCAATTCTTTCAACTTCTTAAATTAAGCCCGCCACACCTAATACAATAAAACTTTTTATATCCTCTGGCATATTCACACAAATAACCACAATGTCCGCAATATTCTTTTCCGTTACTAACTGATATTTTTTTAGGCTCTGACACATTATTCCTCTCGAACAACTCTCCGTGTTTGCATTCTATACAATAATCATAATCTTCTTTATGCTTACAAATATTACAATCAATCATTGTTTTGCCTCAATTCTTTCAGCCTTGCTTCTGCTTCGGATTTTGTGAGAAATACTGTTTTATCAAACTGATTATCATAAAAAGCTATTGAACTATCGGGGTCTGCACAAAGCAAAGCTTCAATATAAAACTCGTTTCTCCCTGTTCCTAGTGTACTGTGGTAATCAACTCGGATAACTCTGTACCTCTCCGCTTCGTCACAGCCCAACACGCCATTGACATATACTGTATCTCCCACTTTGCAAGGTAGCTTGACAAGTCTTCCCTGTTCCTCTAAAGACTCATATTCTTTGAGTTTTGTGAGCCATTTTGCAATCTGCTCATTCTCCTTAGCAAACTCTAAGTCTAAATCAGCACGATTGTTCTCGGCATCGTACCTAAAATTTTTTATCGCTTCATCAATATTCATTTCTGCTCCTTTCTACCACATCGGGTAATAATTTCCTTTGTCGTCCACAATCCAATATCCAGTACTCCAAGTATCTGTCAGTGGGTCGTAGACTTTTCTGCCTTTAATCATGTTTTCTAGTTTCCTTTCGGATTTTGATTTTCAAGCTCTATAAGTACCGTAGGATAAAATGTTGCAAACGTTTTATCCACAATTCCATTAATGTTAAACGTATCATTGCTATATGTACATTCAACCTCTGCATTAGGATTGTATCTGCCTAATTCTTTGACTTTCATGCTTGTTTACTCCTTTCTAAAACGGGCACTCATTAGGATTTAATCCCACCCATTATAAAGACTTTCAGATATTTCAATCTCTCTACTGTCCAATTCATTTAAAGCCTTGATTAGCTTTAATTTTGTTTCCTTACAAGGAAAATATCCATACTTTGCATATCTCAACATTCTTTCAAAGGTACTCGTAGGAAATGGGATTTTATCATCAATGACAAGCCTTTTAAGATGTAAATGCTCAAAAAACTTATCATCATATATAACCCTGTATTCAATATGAGTTTCAGCTTTATTACTATCAGCAAACGGTGTTTCTTCCACTTCTGCTCCTGTTTCATCTTCAATCTCTGCTTTGTAATAGGCGAATTTAGTGATTGAAAAATCAAATTGGCTTATAATCTGTTCTGCTGTTCCATAGATTTTGCTAATCAGTTCAATCCTTATTCCTGTCTCTTTATGAACATAAGCCTTTACATTATCATTTTCATATAAAAACTTGTATTTAGCTTCATCTTCTGAAACAGTGTCTTCCATTGTTCCATCAGTATATCCAGCCGTCATGCTATCAAAGTAATCAACCGCTTCCTCTCTATCTCCCTCGTTTTGAAAGAATATATCAAGGTCTTTCACTTTCTCTTGATTAAAAATATTTTTGAAGCAACCGCCACATATAAATCCTTTATGTCCTTCCATAAATTTATCAAGCCAATTTAACATCCAGTAGTTATCTCTGTTTTCTCTAATCAAAACGGACATTCATCTCCTTTCCTTAAAACCCATTCTTTGTTGCACTCTGCAACGTCCACATTCGCCCTGCAAGCGACTTTTTTCATCTTCTCGATAAAACTATCTCTATCAGAATTTTCACTTGATAGATGGCACATTATGACGTTCTGCAAGCTGTCTGAATAATTTGCCTTAACAAAATCGCAAGCTGTGTCAATGGATAAGTGACCTCTGAAAACGTGATTAGCTTTGCCTGTGTTATCCCTGTCGATTAAATCCTTGTCATAATTCACACCTAAGAGAATGTGGTTTATATCTTTAAATCTCCACTTGATTAGTTCACAATCGGTTATATAAAGCATTCTTCCTATTTCCGGGTGAGTTATTAAAAAGCCATATATCGGGCAAGGTGTTCCGTCTGCATTGGTATGTGTCCAGCTTCCGTCTATTGTTGTTAGGTCAAATGCCTGTACTCTAAAATCTCCATTACCAATTTTCATAGGTTTTTCGCTTATGTATGGGGAAAATACTGGTATTCCCATAGCTTTAAAATCCTTTACTGACTTGCTGTGGTCTGAATGAACGTGGCTGACTATGCAGCCAACCACATTTCTTATGTTCCAATCCAAGCCTTTCTTGATTTCCTTAATCGGTAATCCACAATCAAGGATAAGTGTTTCTCCACTGTCGGAAGTTAACAGATAGCAATTTCCGGCTGACGATGAGCCTAAGCATTTTAATCTCATACTCACACCTCGATTTCATCATCCTGTGGGAACTGAAAGATAGTATTGCTAACACACTCTACTTTTGACGGCTGATTTTCAGCTCGTACCATAACGCCGCATTTCTTTAATCTTTCAAATTCCTTTTTCACATCGTCTGAAATATCAACATTCTGCATTACAATCGGCATACCGATATATACTTCTCTAAGCATTTCCATAGCCTTAATTGCCTTTTCTTTAGTGGAATATTCAGCCAACGCAATGTCATTAATCAAGCCTTCTACTCCTGTTAAATTACGGTTCAAGAAATAAATAGCATTTCTAAATCTCTGAATAACTACCATTTCATAAGGAACATCTATTGAACCGTCCTGTGAAATTACTCTCATTCAAAAAACTCCTTTTCTAATAAATCTTTATTGCCGAATTTGTTGCCAATAACTTCAATTTTTTCTTTCCATGGAAAAGTCGGCGAATAATCGGGAACGTCCAGCCATCGAATAATAAAAGCTGTGTTGGCAATATCATACTCAATAATACCGATTGTAGGCTCTCCTGCCTTAGGCTTATCAGTTCTTTTTACAATATCATTTTCGTACATCATATTTCCGTTTTTATCTTTTAGTCCTGTACATTGGCATACTGTACGTTCGTCAACTTCATCGATAGTAATAAAATTCAATATGTGGTCGTATTCTGTAACGATATAAGGCATGCCAGTAAAAGTGTGAATCAAATTTCCGATAGCCCATTCGTTGGTATCTTTTTGCTTTGTTTTAAATAAATATCTATCTTCCATATTTTCTCCTATTCCTGCATAAACGGTGGAAGCGTACTGTCTTCTGCCTGTTCTTCGGTTACTTCCGTGGCTGTGGTGTCAACAATGTCTGATTCGTCAAAATCAATGCTGTTAGCGTTTTCAGAAATTTCAGCCTGTGCGGCTTGATATACTTCGTCCATTTCAACCTGTGCCTGCCGTGCCATTGGGTCATAGTTCTTAGGATATTTCCTTGTCGCATTGTTACACATTTTTCTCTGAATCATACTCTCCGGTGTATCGAGCCAAGCACCGCTGATAAATGGTCTTGCAAGTTCACATTCAAGCATTTCATCAACTGTCTTACACGCTCTTAAAGCGTTAAGTATTTCTTCTTTCTTAGCCTTAATTTCTGTTTTCTGCTTTGGTGTAGCGTGGTATCTATCCTCACAAATGCCAAAAGTCTCATTCATTATATTTTGCTTAACATGAGCTAAAAGATTTACCTTAACGCTGTCTCTATCAGCAGAAAGATACGTAACTGTTCCGTCTGCCAATTTAACAGGATAAACAACTCTTACTGCTTTATCAGACTGTCCATTTTCCTCCCACTCCGGTTCTGTAATTGTAAGTCCCTTGTGTTTAGGCGGTATGTACTTATCTCCCTCCTTAATTACCCAGTACGGATATACCTGTTTAACATCTTTGCCGTAATTAGCAAGCAAAGAATCGTAGCCGCTACCCTCAATTCCCATTTCAACCTGTTTCTGCCAAATATCTTTTCCGGTCTGCGGGTCAACGCCTATTTTTACGTTTCGCAACTGAAAATAGCACTCTCTCGGATATGCACTCGCATTTAATTTAAGGCTTGCGCAACGCTTAACAATGCCCCTTAAATTACTTGTATCAAGGTTTCCCATGTTAATCTTAGGGTCACTCTTAACAAGATTAAATATGCTTGTCATAGCTTCCATAGCGCACTCTTTTGCGTAATCGTCCATATCCATTCCAACAGCCTTATAATCATTGATAATAAGTCCTGTCATTGTATTGCTCCACTCACTTAAAGAGGTGGTAAACGCTTTCTTTTCTGCAACTGCTGTATTCTCTGCCATAATTATTCCTCTCTTTCTAATAATTCTTTTACATATAAATCCATTGAACGGCACAACTTTATGCAATTCCCATGCAACGCATGATTCTTCCACGCATTATATCTTTCATAAAACTTCTTCTCTGTCATTCTTCCTGTTTTAACCAACTCACACCACTTACGCAGTCGCTTTCGGATTCTGCGCTTATTAGTACTCGTTAATTTTCTTATGCACTTTCCGTCTTTTGTAGCATAATGATGAAAGCCTGTAAATAAAATCCCACTTTTAAACGGAATTATTTGCGTTTTACCGTTTAGTGATAGTCCAAGGCTTTCCACAAACCGCCGAATACATTCAAGACACCATTTCAAATAATCTTTGCTCGGCGCTATCAAATAAAAATCGTCCATATATCTGCCATACAGATTCACTCCTAACTCACCTGTTACAAAATGGTCTAATCCATTCAGCATAAGTAATGCGTATACTTGCGCCACTTGATTGCCAAGCGGAAGCCCCAAACCGTCAGTACTGTCAATGTATAGATGATTCAGCCACACTGTATACTCATCATTAAAATAGTAATCAACTATGTCTTTCAGAATATCGTGGTTTATTTGATAGAAAAACTTCGTAATATCGCATTTCAAAATCCAACCGTCAAGCCCGTGCTGGTTGTAAAATTCAAGCATTTGCTCTTTCAAACAGTCCATTCCAAAATGTGTGCCTTTTCCTGTCTGACCGGCATAATTCGTTCTAATAAATTCACCGGATAATTGTGGGTGCAACACATTGTCGCACAAGCAATGCTGTACTACTTTATCTTTAAAAGAACACGACTTAATCACTCTTTCCTTTGGTTCATAAACCTTAAATTCATTGTACGGATTCACTCTATATGTTTGATTTTCAAGTTGTTCTTTTAACATATGTAGTCCCTCAAGGCTCATCGCCTGAAACCTAGCACTGCTTCCATTGAAGCCTTTGCCTACTTTAGCTTTTTTATAAGCCTTATACAGATTTTCATAATTACAAACAATCTCTTTATCCATAATAAAAATTCCTTTGTTTTTACCCATTCAGGGAAGGTTACACACTTTTTTGTATCTTTCTCTGATTTCGGCTTATTGCCTACTCTTACTGTCTGTATGATACAGAATGGGCGAACACCGTTGTTGTTGTTACAGTTGTTGTAGTTGACATAGCCGGACGGCGCAACAACGGTTTATACAGTGCGTAACCTATAATATTTTATCTTCCTCTGTCTTTGGTTCTCCAAGCAATCGCCATATGTTTAATGTCAGAAACCATCTTAGACCAGTATTCCATACTCTTAATATTGATGATATTCAGCTTCATTGATAACTCAATATAAAATAGCAATTCATCGCAATGTGTTATTGCTTTGGTCTGCAACTCTGACCGTTCTCTGCGATATAATTTCAAGTCTGTCCGATTGGCTTCATACAGGTATTCATAGATTTCTAATGCCTTATTCTGCATTTTATCTACTAATGAAAACCTATACTTTTTCGGGTATCGGTTACAATTTGAAGTTATTCGCAAAGTATGTTCTGCCAGTTCTTTTGCTTTTAAAATAACTTTTAAATCTGTTTCTGCCATTTATTCATCCTCTGATACAAAGATATTAGATTTTAAGATACAAAACGGGCGAACACCGCCGCAGTAGAAACAGTAGTAGTACTTGACAAGGCCGGACGGCGCAACAAAGGCTACAGCACGTTCCCAACCCCTGTCAGCCGTACTCCAAGGCGTACATGTCCACCACCAATCGCCCAATTCTTTATTAGCAAGCAAATCATTGTACTTTCTTGCTTCATCAAACGTAATCGGTCTGACTTTACAAGTACATGGTTCAAATTCATGTTGCATATCAACAGAATCCAAATCAACTATATGTTCAACAAGGTTATCCGCTCCCAGTTCATCTTCAATAATAGGCTGAATATCATTCTCAATAACCTTCTTAAGATTAGATTTGTTGTAATCCCTTATATCGTTGTCGAAAACAATATCCTCTGACATAAAGCCTTTGGATATTACATTTGTCGTGCCACTGCAACCGTTTTGCTCAAGAACGATAAAATCATGTTCTCCGATTTTAAACGTTTCTCCTGGCTGTAATTCTGATAACTGCACCTTATTATCCTTTTCTGCTTCTTCTAACTTTCTTACAAGTTCTCTAGCAAGTTCCAATTCTCTACTCATTTAATTTTCCTCACTTTCTTCGATTATCTTTAATTCCATTTCTTCTCTTTCAAGTCTTTCTTTTGCCTGCGCAATCTTTGATTCTGCCCGGTTCTTAAATTTCTCCTTGGCATACTCAAAATTAGGTTCTGTAAGAAACAACTGATTAAAATCAGTTATTCGTCCAACATCATCTTTCCTTGCTGTACTACAGTAGTTTGGAAAAACTCTATCAACAGACTTGTATGTCTTAGGTTTCTCTTCTACTTCACAAACCTGTACTGTAATTCCTGTTTTTTCGTATTTTCCAGCTGTATTCAATTTGTAAAAATAAAGTTTCATATTATCCCTCCACAATCTCTAATTTCTCACTATTATTAACAATCAGCATAATCAACTGGCTGTCAACCATGCCTGCTACCCGTTTCTGATTGTCGGTTGATAGGCTTTCACTGTCGTCTAGGAAAATCGGACAGCTAATACTGCTAATTTTCTGAATTGACTTGCAAATATCAACTCTACCCAAAATTCGGTTGCCCTTGTTTGACACGGTCGTAAGAATCGACTTGCCGTCAATTTTCGGAATGCAAACTGATTTGTAATTTCCATTCTTAGCCAGTTCAAACAACTGCCATTCAACTAATTCAAAATGGCTGTTAATAGCTTCTGACAGCATTTCATTCTTTGCTTTGTCCAGTTCTTCAAGCAATGCAAGAATCTTTTCTGCGTTCGCCTTGTTCTGTTCAGAATCAAGCCTTGTTTTCTTCAATTCTTCAAGCCGCTGTTCATCTGCGGCAGTATCGGATTTAGCAATCTGATTCTCACAGCATGATAACTGCTGTCTTAAATCCGTTTCCTGTGCCTTTAATTCTGCCTTAACTGCCGAAATGTCATTAGCCTTGTGCATAGCTTCTTCCTTTTCAACTATCTGCTGTTCAAGTGCCTTGTATTCGTCTGTTCCTGTTACATCAATTTCAACTGGAAGTGCCGCTAATTGGCTTTCAAGGTCTTTTAACTTCGCTTCCTGTTCTTTTTTTTCGGATTCGTGTGTAGCAATTTCTTCATTCAATTTAGCAACAGATTCTCTTTCTGAATCCACAAGAAATTTAATCTTGTTGCCCCTTTCAGCTTCGCTTTCAAGTGCCGAAGCCTTTTTAGATTCAAAGTTTTTAATAAGTAATTCAACTTTATCTGCCGGTAATTCCTGTCCGCACATCTGACAAATTTTTTCATTTTCATCAAACTGCATTTCATGTAATTTTGTCCACGTTCCCCTAGCTTCCTGCAATTCAAGCGCGTATCTGCCAATAACTGCATTGGCTTTTTCGATTTCATCATTAGCTGTTTCAATACCTCTTGAAATTTCATCAATCTTACGCTTGACATCAACGATTTCATCATCAATCCGTCTTCTCTGTTTGAAGTTTTCTTCATTTGCCTTGCGGCTCATGTCATTCAATTCAAATTTAAGATTGATAATGTCGGCACTTGCCTTGTCATATTCAGCCATCAGCTTGTCATTGTCGGTCTGCTTTGCCACGCAATCAGCAATCTGCTCTTTAAGGCTGTTCTTCTGTAATTCAAGGTCAGATGTATCAATAGCCTGTTTGAGCTGAATATCTCTTTCCTTTTCCTTAATCTGTCCGTCAAGAATAGGCAAATCCTTTGTGATTTTAGCCTTGGTAGCCTTATTCATAGCCAATAATTCCTCTGCCGTATATTTGTCTAACATTGAAACTAACTGGGCTAATTCGGTCTGCTGGCGTGCTACATCAATATCAGAAACGTCCTCTACTAAATTGAATAAATATTCTCTCATGTCTGCCGGTTTCTGATTAAGAAAGCCGTTGATGTTACTGCACATCTTAAACACGTCCATATCAACACCTAGATATGCGTTGAAATCCTTTAATGTCTTAGGCACATCATTGATGAAATACTTGTTATCGTCTTTATAACTGCTGCCATCCTTACTGTAGGTACGCTTCTGCACTTTCTTCATAGTTACTTCTTTTCCGTCAACATCAAGCACAATTTCAACACTGGTGTCCATATCATCAACGGACTTTCCGCCTACTTCCCGGCGCACAACCGGATTATCTTTTAATTCATAATCACAGTTAAACAGGCACCAGTTGTATGCCGTAGCAATACTGGATTTTCCTTTGCCGTTCATTGCGAAAATTTTTGTTAAATCAAAGAAATCAAATTCTTCATGTGCATAACACATGAAATTTTCTAATATAATTTTTAACAGCTTAATCTTCATCCCATTCCACCTTGTCCCTTTCTTTTTCAATTTTTTGGGCTTCAAACTCATTTCCCAAAATTCTGTACATGTCCACCAGTGATATGTACTTGTCTGCTTTTGTTTTGCTCAAAAGCACTTGAACTCTTGTTTCTGTGTCCAAAAGTGCTTCATACCGTTTCTTCGAAATCTTAATCTTCGCCATTTTCGGAATCCCCCTCCTGTAAATTATTGATTGACAATTCGTAGGCTGTCTTGATTTCTTCTGTGCCGTCTTCATACCTTTTCAAATATTCACGGCTTTGTAATCTGCCGGTACAAGAGATTTTTGCACCAACATTCATAAGCCCTGCCTTAACAGCTTTTCTTCCCCATGCAACGCAAGGAATGTAATCTGATTTTCCATACTTCCGGTTACTTGCTACCAGTAAGTCAGTAATCTTTCTATTCAGCGGCGTTTCACGGAAAATTGGTTCACGGCAGATATATCCGTCCAGTTCCGCAAAATTTCCGTCTTTTCCCGGATATTCTGTAACGTCTTTTGCAAAAACAAAGATGTGACAGTGACCGTCATAGTTCATTGTTCGGATTTCTCCGAAAATTTCAACCTGTTCATCTTCCTTAATATTTTTAAGGAAGATTTCTGAAAATGTAACGTTGAGTGTGTCCGGCACACCACTCGTTCTCACACTTGTAATCTGTGTTGAATAAAATTTCTCACCATGGTTTTCGTGTGAGAAAACCGGCTCTTTTGTTACTTTCCCACTTATTTCAATTTTGTTCATTTCTTTGTCCTCTTTTCTTTTAATTATTAAAATCTTCTTTTACGACATCAATTTTGACAAGTCTTTCCCATTTAACGAAATTAAACACCGCCTTAGCTTCCGTTCCGTCTTCCTGTGGCACAAGCACTCTGTTATTAAGTGCTACAATTACTGGCTTGTCGCCTGCAACTCTTAAAAACTGTGCCTGTAATCCGATTGGTGCGACAATGGCGATAATGTCGCAGTCGTTGATTTCTTCCTGCAACTCAAATGCCGATTCGATAGACCTGTCAATCTGCGCAATTTCAACGTTCCCCAGTGCGGCTAACTGTGGCTCTGTCATTTTGTGCCGAGAAAACCACAGAACCTTTTTAGGCTTCGGATTTTCCTCAAATCCTACAACCTTGCCGTCATTCAAAATGACTGACTGATTTTTCATTTCCTGCATTTCTACGCAATCCTGTACTGTTACCTTTTCTTTGTTCATTTCTTTTTCTCCCTTTTAATCTTTGCAAATTTGTCAATCGTTTTCCGGCTTCCGGTTTCCTTATTAATAAGTTTTAAATAAAACTCTGTTTCTTCAACCAAAAGCCAATGCTCCGCATTTAAGCGGTGTGCAGAACACGTTTCTTTCTGTTGCCTTGTAAGCTTCTTTGGCTGTTTCATTTTTTATCCTTTCCGTTACTCCATGAGTAAACCAACGCAAGCCCAATTTCAACGAGGATTGTGAAAATTACTCCTGCCACAAATGGATTAATATACATTTTCATACCCCTTTCTAAAAACTTATGCACATCTGCGCATTGGAATTTGTAATCTGTTCTAAAAGCACGGTCGGCGGCAAATAGCAATCAATAAAATCATGCACATCTGCAATGTATTTGCGTTTTATACTCTTGTATGTCGAAACACACCCGTATTCGCGCTTCAACTGCCGGTATATGTCCGCAAATACCGAACTCCTCACGCTACTGTCTTTGTATGCGCTGGTGTTCTTGCCGCCAAGCACATCAACTACTTTCCTTTTAATATGCTTCTGCACTTCGTCTATTTCACAGCCGTACAGCGGCATATCATTTTCAAGGGAAGATATTTTATCTTCAACCTTGTCAATTCTTTCATTCAGCTTCACATTGCCTTTTGCAATAAGCCGAATTTTTTCCTCATCCGTCATGTTCATGTTGTAGTTTCCCGTCTTTCTGATTGACGGAAGCACCTCTGATGTTACCCAGTCAGTAAATCTTTCAGCACTTGCCTTGCGGCTCTGAAAGATTGTTTTATACAGGTTTGGTTCGTTAATGTAAACCATTTTCTGTGTTCCACCATTTGTAAGGGTGTCCACAGTATGGATACCCTTTTCAGATAACCTCTGTTTGACATTTCCTACATTTGTAATTTCCAATGCCCTGCAAACATCAGCCAAACAAAACATTGGCTCGTCATTTACGATTACCGTTCTGACGTTTCCAAATTCTTCTGAATTAAAAACCTGTAAATTTGTATCTGCCATTTCTTCTCCTTTCTGTGATATAATCCTCTTATCTTTATTAAAGGAAAGAGGTGAATGTCTATGGCTAAATGTCCACAAAATTCATTCAAAGAGTGCTATGGCTCTGAATGTGAATGGTACATAGCCGATAAAGGGTTATGTTCTATTACCTGCATTGCTCAAAGCACAGGTGATATCAGTGTTCTTCCTTTGGCTTTTCAGTATTTAAAAGATACCCAAAAGAATCAGCTATTCGACAAATAGCTGATGAAAGTTCAACCAAACTAGGTTTGTACCCTCTATCGTTAGGTTTAACTTTCTTACTTTCCTCTGCCAACAGCTCCATCTGCTGACAGAGGATTTCTAAAACGTGTTCTTTTTTACTCTCCATCTCCTACTCCTGTTTCGTCCTTGTTTTTAGGCTTATCTGCCATAGTTTCCACCATTCCAAGTAAATAACCTTTTTGGTAATCCGACATCTTTGGAATAGTATCTTTTAATTTTTCAACAATTTCTTTTTCTCTTTCGCTCATTCAATTCACTTCCTTTCTGTTACTGATTATCTTTCAATCAGCGGATATATTTCGTTCTTTTTGAGCAACTCATACAAGAACAATCTACCTTTCTGTGTCCACTCGGTCTGCATAACCACATCAGCCTGTCCATTTGACCTTGTAATATCAATAGTCTTGCTGTGAACATATCCAAGCCCTTGATACTGCCTGTATAAAATCCACTGACCGCCAACCTTATGTTGAACGTCCAAATCTTTCAGCACCTTATTAAAAGCCTTAGCGGACATGCCGTAATCTTGTGCTATCTGTGTTACTAATACTGTCGATTTACTATTTAAAATTAAATCAACATAGTTGGCTTTCGGCTGCATTTCTGAAATGGTGTTATTCATTTCAACAACTTCTGTTTCAAGTGCCTGTATCTGCTTGTCTTTCTGCTCAAGCATTTTGTGGGCTTCGATAACAGCAAGTGCAATCAAATCATTTCCCTGTGGAAGTTGTGTTTTTATCACATCTTCCATTTCGTGAAATCTGTTTATGTACTTCGCTGTGAACTCTGTACCTTTAACACCTGTCAACTTGTGTGCGATAAATTCGCAACCTTTCTTTGTGACAAGGTAACAAGGTAGCACTCGTCCTGTGCTGTCTTTATATGTGCTTTCTGTAAAGAAATCACTCAACGCAGTTTTGCTTTCAGCTAACTGCTCTGAATATCTGCGAATATCTCGCATTAAATCAGTGTGTCGTTTGCCGACCATTTCAGCTACATCTCTGCTGTCAATGTACTTCTGTACTATATCCATTGTTATCATCTCCTCTCTGTTGACCTTGTAAGCATACAGTATCATACACTGTTAGCATTGTCAATACTTTTTGTTGACTTTGTTAGCATTAAATGTTATATTTATTTTGCAGAAAAGAGGTGAGATGATGAACGAACGCTTAAAATCTTTGAGAGAGCACTTAAACAAAAGTCAGGACGAGTTCGGAAAAGATTTGGGATTGTCCAGAAATTACATATCTCTGTTAGAGAATGGGCAACGAAATCTTTCAGAGCAATCTATCAAAGTTCTATGCAATGAATTCTCCGTTAATGAAGAATGGCTACGAACTGGCACTGGAGAAATGTTCATAGAAAAGTCTAAAGACGAAGAAATTGCCGAAATGCTTGCGGACATTCAATCCGCTGGTGAAAAAAGTTTTAAGTACAGACTTATTGCGGCACTTAGAAAATTGAACGAAAAAGACTGGGACAGTTTAGAGAAGCTTGTCGATTCAATGATTGAAAACAAATAAAAGAAGCCGGGATAACACATTATGCTATCCCGGCAATTTTATTTAAGTAATCTTTTTATGTACGCATATATAACTTTAAGCCAATGCGTATTATCACATTTATTTATTAATTTAAAAATCTCATTTCTGTAGAAAACATTTTCAGTGTTATCTTTTTTACACATAATTTACCCTCCGTATTCCCCGACACAAAACATAAAGTAGCGATACAAGCATTATAGAACAAATGTTTGCTTCCGTCAAGATTGGAACAAAGGTCACTGATGTAAATTAAGGTTATGTAAAGGGGCGGCGGCGCAATGCCAAACAGCGCAACCGCCCACCGGAACTTGAATTGCCCAATCTTTTGGACAATTTAATTTTACAAAAATTACCAATTTTTCACAAACGATTTAAACCGCAAAAAACGACATTTACTCTAAAAACGTCTACATTTTATAGCGTATGCTGTCACATAATGTCGGATTGCGGCGCGTATAGTACTAATTTGCTATTTATCAGTTCGACAAAAATTAGGTTATGTGCTATTATTATTTAAAAATAAAAGCAAGGGAGAATTTTTATGAAAAAGAAATTATTATGCTTATTAATGCCGGTATGCCTTTTAGGGCTTGTAGCTTGCCAAAATTCAACTGCGAATAATTCCGCCGCCGCAAGCAGTACAGAAGCCGTCACGGAAGCGCAAACTGAAACAGAAGCCCCTACAGAAAAAGAAACGCTGTTATCAAGGGATAGAATGACATACACCGAAGATATTACATACGAAACTCTTGCAAGATACCCGGACAAAAATATTGATAAACCTGTGAAATTTGACGGAAAAGTTATACAGATGATTGGTGCGGTTGATAGCAATTATACCGCTATAAGAATGGCTGTAGATGATGACTATAATCATGTGTTGCTTGTTGTTTATGCAAATGATGTAATTGACGGTAAACTACTTGAAAATGATAGAATTACCATTTATGGTGGTTATGTCGGTCAGTATTCATATACATCTACATTGAATAAACCGATAACAATTCCACAAGTTGAAGCTGTTATGATTGATTTGCATGATAATAATTAAAATATCACCGGGAGTATTACACTCCCGGTATTTTTATGCTTAGATTAATTCGCAATCGCCGACATTGACTGCCGCAAATACAGAACCGTTGAAGCTAAGGACTGCTCTATCACCGTCAAGCTGTGTGACTTCATAGCCGCTGTCATTGTGCCATGTCTTAATTGCCGTGCCATTGTAGTCAGTATCGCCGTTGAAACGGACGGTATCGCCTACAGAAATGCCGCCGCAATCCGAACTTTCTTCTGAATCGTCAGAATCATCACTGCCGCCGCCAGTAATGCAATCATCGTTAATCCAGCCTGTGCCATCGTCAATCAGATATGGATTTCTCGCACCGTCAACAACTCGTGTAATTGTGCCGGTCGTATATGTAGGCTTTAATGCTTCTTCTGACGTTGAAGATACATAGATTGTATCGTAGTTTACGGTATCGCCTACAGAATAGCTGTATCCACCGCCCTCTGTGTCTTCTTCATCGCCGCCGCAGTCGCCCGAATTGCTATCAGAATCACTGCCGCTGTCAACTTCCGGTAACTCGCCGTACCAGTAATTCATGTCAACTCTGCTTGACGGTACACCGGCAACTTCACCGTCTGATGTATACTGCCATAACAGACAATCCATTGACGGCTCTGAAATGCTCCAGTGTGCAAGCCATACTTCGTAATTGGATAACTGGTCTGCATAGATTACTGAATCCCAGTAATTTTTGCTTGCGTAAACACCAGTCTTGTATCCTGCTTCGGATACTCTGTCGCAGAAAATCTTACAAAAATCAGTAATTTCCTGTCTGTTATCGTATGGGTTGAAGTTGTGCTTTTCTTTATAGCCGTCCGCGTCTTCCATGTCGAACCATACACCTAACACCGGATTGTAGCCCTCTACCATGCGCAGTGCGTGTGCCGCTTCGCTTTCTGCTTCGGCATTATTTAACGCATAAGAGTACAGATACACACCATACGGAATGCCCAGTCTTTCACATTCTTCCATGTTACGGATTGCCTGCGGGTCGTCCTGTGATGTGCTGTCATTGCCGTGACCGACACGAATAATTACACCGTCAACATTTTTCTTTGTGGTATTCCAGTCGATAACTCCGTTATGCTTACTTACATCAATTACTGAATATCTGCTCATATGAACCTCTTTCTGCCGCTGTTCTGCGGCTAAATATAATTTTTATTGTGTTTTAGGGTAAAAAAATAAGACACTTTCGTGTCTTTAACTGCTGTCGTTATATATACCAATCACCTACCTTACGCCCTTCCATGTACGGTAACATGAAATGATATGCTTTTTGTTTCGTTTTGTGGCGACCAAACAAATCCCGTTATTTGTTCGCTGGTATAGCCGTTTATGCTTGCACTTATCAGCCCTGTTTCCGCAAATGGAGTAATATTCACGCTGTCAATTTTTTTTACAATATTAGGTGGCAAATAAATTGTGAACGGTGCCCAAAACGCATTTCCATATTGTGTATTCATTGCATAGCTTTTACTTACTGTTTTTCCTGCCATTACAATATAACCGCTTGAAAGATATGTGATATACATTTCTGTTTTATCTTGTGGCTTTGTTACGGTAGTGCCAATATATCTTCCTTTTGTATCCGTAAATTTTGCATCTGACGGTACGTCTGAATTGACAGTATGCCCATTTGCTTTCGCGGCATTTTCTGCATAATTTACGCTAAAATTACTAGGGTTGTAAACATACATGTCTTCTCCGTTTTCACCACCCCATAACCACGAAGGTTGTCCGGTTTTGCCCGCCCAGTTAAACGTCATTGGGTAGCCTGCGTTGCCATTCCTTCCTAAATGCGCAGCATTGTTTGCCGCCGGAACTGTCCCCAGCCAGTTTGCAAATGTAGCTTTTGTTACATCTTTGATTTTGGCTTTTACTATATCATCATCTCCGCTAGCATAACAAGCCACAGCCAAAATCTGGTCTTCGTTCAACGCAGAACCTCTCCAACCTACTTTTATTTTTTCGGATGTAGCGTTGTAATCAAGAACTGTCGCCGCACTTCCTGCATTGCCGCCTACCGGCACCGCACCTACATTTTCCGCTGTAATATTAACATTTCCTCTCCTATATTCGCTTTCTGCACTGCCTTTTACGCCTGTTACAGGTGTTCCCGCGAGGATATCCCACTTGCCGTCCTCTGTCTTATATACGTTAGCGCCTGCCGGAATAGTATTTCCCGCTCCTTCTTTAAATTCAGCAGTCGTTGTAAATTGGTCTGAAATGTTATACATGCTTCCGCCGTCCGCTTCTGACAGTGCCGGAAGATTTGCAAATGTAACTGTTCCCATTGGTCTTAATGCACCCGAAAACGATTCAGAAATCCGTCTTGCCTGCTCGTAATAGTATTTCGCACTGTCTGTATCTGCTACGGCATAGTTTTGTGCTGTGTCCGCACTTGCCGCCGCATTGGAAGCGTACTGCTGTGCCGCATTTGAATTTGAAACTGCGATGGTTGCGCTATTTGCCGCGCTATTCGCTTTTTCATTTGCTAAATTTGCGCTTCCTGCGGCATTATCGGCACTTGTTTTAGCTGTTGCCGCGCTTGCCGCCGCTTCTTCTGCTTTCGTGTTTGCCGTATCTGCGCTTGTTGCCGCCGCCGATTGACTCTGTGCCGACTGTTGGCTATAATACTTTGCATTGTCCGTATCTTCGCCTGTGCGGCTGTTTGTACCGCCAGTAGCATAACTCTGTGCTTTTGTAGCACTCGCCGCCGCATTGGATTCACTGGTTGCCGCCGCTGTTTCACTTGCCTTTGCATTGCTTTCAGATTTTGCCGCCGCCGACTGGCTTGCCTGTGCTTTTGCAACTTCAACTTTAATATCCGCAAGATAATTAGGCTGTAAATGTTTTTCCTGTATACTCGCTTCTTTTACGATTGCAGACACTTTTCCGGCACTGTCAATCGAAAATGCCACCGTGTCACTGTCCAAAAACTCATACTGCGTAATCAATGCTGACAGGTCTATATACTGCTTTGTGCCGTCAATAAGCGTTAAAATAATCTGCTGTGTTCCGGCATTATATGAAAAATTTACCGCGATCTTTTCCATTTGCGTGTCAATCGTTATCTTTGAACCGTTTTTCTTTACAATCGTGATAATACCTGTCTTTTCTTCAAAGGCAACGTCCTGCACCAGTGTTGAAACTTCTTCCTTGGTCGCTTTTGTAGTGTCCAGTGTAATTACCCTATTGTCAATTTCATCTGTAGCCACATCTATTTTATTCAGATTACTTTCATTCAGTGGTGTTTCATCACTCGGATAATTTTCCCAATTTATACGACCATACGTTTTATTCATGCCTGCTCCTTTCTATCCTTCTATGTCGCCCCACGGAGTTGTCCAGCTTCCGCCCAAATTAATGCTTCCGTCATTGCAATCAATAGAAATGCTTCGTTCTCCGTCATCAGATTGCATATACAACAATCCCGGATATGCGTGAAAGTTTGCCCCGGCACTTCTACTAATAAGCAATTCGTCCGGTTTTAAAAGTGCCTGTGCATTTTCTCCTAAAACATACCGCAAATATCCGTCAAATATCTGCCATTCTCCGATTAGTCCGGATAACGCTTCCATACTGCCGTCCAAACCGATTTTAAAATTCTGATTAGCCGTCACAGCGCCGTTCAGATTGATTTTGTTTGCTTCAATCGAAACGTTTTCAGCAGATTGGTTAATTTTTGAAATAATTTCATCGCCATTTACTTTTTTTGATACTTCTGTATTAATGCTATCTGCCGTCTGCCTTATTGCACTATTCATCTGTTCTGTAGTGCTGTAGCTTTGCAGTTTTCGGGTTACCTCTGCCGAAATTCCCTCTGCTGTGGCATTGATTCGGGTATTCATTTCTGTTGTTGTGCTGTAATCCTTTAACTTATCTGCCGTGTCCTGTTTTGCATTACTTTCAGCCGTTTCAGCGGCAGATTCAGCATATTGTTTAGTTTCCGTTACCTGTTTTGATAACTCTGCCGTAAATCCGTCTGCCGTCTGCCTTATTGAGGTTTGTAGCTCTGTTTTTGTGTTCGTAGCGTTTTCTTTTGTTTCATATTTTTTGCCAACTTCTGATGTGATTGATTCAGCCGTCTGTGTAATTTTAGAAGACAATTCTTCTTCACTTTGCTTTGCTCGTTTAACTTCGGAAGTAATACTTTCAGCAGTCTGCTCAATACTGCTTGACAAGCCGTCAGCCGTGTTTTTAACTTCTGCTCTTATATCCGTTGCTGTCTGCTTAATTTCAGAACTTAATCCGCTTTCAACGTCCGTAATCTTACTGTTGGTTTCCTCGATTGTCCGTGTCAGCACGTTGGTCTTTCCTTTTAGCTGTATAATGCTTTTATGCACGCTATTTACCTGTGTAGAACGGTATTCTTCACCCGTTGCTTCATAGTTGTCCCTAAGTGCCTGTATGCCCTTTAGTGTACGTTTTAACACGTAGCTTTCAATGATTTCATATTTTGTTGGCAGACGAACCGCGTCACCTACTTCAATACATGGGTTTCCTTTGCAGTCCGCAGAAAACGGTCTGTAAATAATTCCCCGGATTTTTCCGTAAATGTTATTTGCGATTCCCGTCAGTTCTTCACTGCCTTTGCCGTAAACAAGAAAATTATCCTGTATAACATAGGCATTTGTGCCGCTTCCGACAATTACTCCGATATCGTCTTCTTCTTTCCGGATTTGCAGTTTATCAATAGTTTTCACGAGGAAATCTTCGTATTGCGCCGATATATACAGACTTTTGCTTATTCTCGTGCTTTTCGGTTCACGCGGGTACAAATCATCTGCCGGATACAGGTTGTTTCTTGGATATAATCCCTGTATTTCTTGCTCAAGGTAGATGTAATGGAATCTGCCGTCACGTCCAATATGACCGAAACAGCCGTTAATTTCACAAATACAATTCAGCACAGTTGCACCGCTTAATTCTTCCGGCTCAACCGTCTTTTCGACTTTCATATCATCATTTACAAGCTGTGCGTCCGCCTGCTCAATCCCAAAATACCCAAAAAAGCTATCCCGAAAAGCTTTCATTGTTGTAACGCTGTCTTTATCCGGGAGCAAAGTATTGTACCACTCCGCCACATCTGCGTTTATCACGTCATACAGACTGTCATAAGCCACAATATCACGCTTTGTTCTATCTGCCGTTGGTGTGTCAGAGTATACTTTATATCTGCCAATTTGAAACGGATTTGCAGTGTTATTATCAATTACCGTTTTAACCGTTATCATTTTGTCTTTCATCGGCAAAAAAATGTTTGATACAGTAAATTTAAGCACCGCCGCTTCACAGCTTCCGATTGTCAATTCAGATTCCGAACAAATGCTTTCTGTCAATTCAAACTGCTCTTGATGTAGTTCAACATTTGTAATTTTTGTCGTTTTATCGTCCGTTTCAATCGTCAACTGCTTATCTATGCTATCTTTTTTAAACAATTCTGCGTATTGATAATTAATCACCGTAAACACCTCCAATAAAAGCAAATCTGATTGAATCGTATCGAATTACATTTCCGTATGTGCCGTAAATTGTTGGCTGAAAATCAGCCATATAGCCATACTGTGTAACATAATCATCATATTCTGGGATATAGGCTGTAATATAACAGCCACGCTCCTGCGAATTTGTAAAATTGTTGCGAATATTGCTCATCAGCACTTCAAATGTTTCATTTGTAAGCATTGCCTTGGTTTCAAATTCAACCTTTAATGCCTTTAATTCAACAGCGTTTCTATGCTCGTATCCGTTTGCGTCCGTGTAATCGTCAATGTCCTGCATATTTGCGTATGCGCTGTAGGAATCTGCCTTGATTAATCCGTCCGGTATCGTATAATCTCCAATTTTAATCAAAAAGCCGTTGTACGCCATGCCTGCACCTCACATTTTTAAAAATTGGTAACAAAAAAGCACATACCGGCATTCGATATGTGCTAAAGAAATGGCAAAAGGCGAAACCTACATAAAATAGATTCCGCCGCAAAGCAAGTTGTCACGTATTATAATAGATTAATTATCATCTATTGTACATGCATTAATAATCAAATGCCGGTTTGCCAGTTCTTTTAAAATATTCTCTTGCGTATTTTCTTGCACTGCTTCCGATGTCGTTTTGGCTTATACTCAAGTCCTTGTTGAGTATTCCTTGTAACAACTGGTTCTGCTGTCTAAGCAGTGCTATCTCTCGCTGTGACGTATCGTAAATGGAATCTTTAATACCCGTAATTTCTGCGCCGCCCGCTACTGCCGACTTGCCGCCGACCGTTCCGGCAATTTCCGGTATTCCGTTTTCACCCGCCATGACAATGCTATATTTTTGCGGAAGATAACCGCCGTCCGCATACCCTTTAATACGAATTTTAGCAAATCCACTTTTCAATGGGTCACCTGCGCTATAATTATCATCGCTTTCCAGTTCCATTTTGTAACTATTTTGAATAGCGTTTGTTAATGCGTCATGGACTTCCCATGCTTTACTGCTTATCGTATCTGCTAAGTTATTCATGAGGTCAGCTCCAACGTCTGAACCGATTTCTCCTGCGTTTACCGCGTCTATAATTGACAGGAAAGCAACTGCCGTTGTGTTCGGTACACCGTCAATATTTTCCTTGTACGAATCAACAAGGTTTTCACCCGCTTTTGAGCCGGTATCAAGTGCCTTTGAAATAGCCGTTTGTTGAATATTGTCGAATATTGCGCTATTGTATCCCGGCAATCCGCTTGTTGTGGTCGTAAATCCGTTATACAGCTTTGTACCGCCGTCTGTTCCTACAACACCCAATCTGCCAAAGGTTTCACTTGCCTTGTTGTAAAAATTTGAAATATCTTCTGTAGATTCGCCTGACTTTTCCGCTACATTTTTTTCAATGTCATACATTGACTGTTGCACGGATTCTCTTATTTGCTCATTGTTTTGTTGCATTGTATCCCGCAAATTATCAGAACTGTCCGCAGTGTCGTTCTGCTGTTGTGTAAGCTTGTTGTATTCATTTCTGCATACTGCCGCTTCTGTTGCGGCGTCATCTATTGCATTTGTAGCCTTTGCATAACTATTTTCTAATATTACGCTGTTATTTGTTAATTCGTGAACTTCTTTGCGATTAAGTCCCAATTCATTACGCAAATCTTCTGATGTCTTTTTGAAGCCGTTAGTGCGTTCTTTTGTTTTATCAAGTATTTCCGTTAAAACATCAAATGCGTCACCTAATCCACTAATTTCATATGTTGAATTAAATGCCTGCCTAGACATTCCGGTGAGGTTTTTGACGTAATCGTAGATGATTTCATCTGCTTCATTAATTTTTTCATTGTTTTCTTTTAACTGGTTTCCGATGTCAAATTGTTGTTTGTACAAATCCTTTAATACATCTTGCATTGCCGCCGCTTTGGCATAAGCTTCAAGTGCAGAAATTGTATTGTAAACTTCATCTTTTTGCCCTTTAAACTCACCTGTTACCGTATCAATCGAATCTGCCAATTCTGGACACTGTTCGACAATGTAATTTGCGTATGCAATAAGCATTTCTTTTTGCGAATCTGTTAAATTGTCAAAATTATCTGCCAATTCAAAGTATTTATCTGCAACGCTTTTAACGCCTGCGTAGGTATCACCTACACTGTTAAGCTGGTCTTTAGATGACTGTATTGTTGAATTTAAGTTTTCCGCTGTCTGTTTTACTGTATCGCTTATATTTATAGATGAATCTTTTATCTCTTTTTCTGCTTTTGCCGCACCAATGCCGATTCCTGCGATAGCCGCAACCACACCTGTAATACCAACGATAGCCGCTGTCCACGGTGTAGATAAGCCAATCAACTTCAATGCGGCCGCCGCCACTCCTGCGCCTGCCGCCACTTTTGCCAACATGCCGACTGTAAAATTAGCACCTTCCCCAATTTTTTCAAAAACAGTTGCAACTGTTAAAAACTCTGTTGCAATACCCGCAATTCCGATTGTGGCTTTTAACTTTGTTGACATTAAAGACGAAAGTGTTTTTGATAGTCCACCATAATCAATATTTCCTATTGATTTTTTAATTCCAGCCGTAAGTGCCTTTGAAATTCCTGCGTTTTGTGCAATTTCAACACCCATTTTTGCCGCAAGTGATTTTGCTATTGACTGTGAAATTGACGTTGCAATGCCCTTTAAAATATTTTTAGCAATTTCCAGTTTGAAATATTTCTTTAAAAGTACTGCTCCAATTATGATTGCTACTGTTTTTAGTTCAACATCACCAATTAATGTTGCTATTCCCTCAAGCACTTTTGACCATTTGATATTTTTTATAGCTGTTTTGATTGTGTCATAAATGCCTTGAACCCACTTATTGATAGCTTTTGCGGTTGAAGCAAAATCAAACGTTTCAAAAAATTGATTTATTCCGGTTGCAATAGAAAATCCTAAGTTTTCCCAGTCAAGCGTTTCCCCAAACGATAAAGCCGTATACACAGCAGTATTTAATGCTCCTGCAATAGTTCTGCCGACAGCACCGAATAATTTCGGTGAGATAAGCCCGTTGAGGAAATCAGCAAGGCCTTTACCAAAATTTCTAGCACCGGCATACACGCTGTCCCAGTCAATGCTATTCAGCGTATCTGTAAGCGTATTGCCTATATACTCGCCTAACTCGCGTAAATTTTTAATTTGACTTTTATAGTCTTTCCAAATGGTATCGACTTTCACAAGACCACCGCTTGCTCCGTCTGCACTTGCCGCTCCTGTGCCGCTACCCTTTTTGCCATTTCCACTACTTGAATCCGGTGTTGTAATCAGTTTTAATTCATCAAACTGTCTTACACCCTTATTCAGCTTTTCAACGTTTTTAGCGGCGTTTCCGGTGCTGTCTGCTATATCATCGGCGCTGTCCGCGGCGTCCGACCAATCATCGGCAATACCTTTGTTTGTAACTTCAAATTTCCAACCAAAAATTGCACCTAAGGCATTTGTTACCGTTTCAGCGAAATTAATAACCTGTGTCATTGCGAAATTTAATCCGCTTAAAAACGGCTTAAACGCATTAATCAACGATGTACCTATAATTCCTGCCAGTTCTTGAAATGATTGCTTTAAAATGACCGTTTGATTGTGCCATGTATCGGCAGTTTTTGCAAAGTCGCCTTGCGCTGCCACCGTATTTGCCATAACATATTTGTATCGCAACATGGTTTTTTCAGCCTGTGTCATGGAACTGATATTAGCGTCAAGTCCGTTTTTTAAAGCCCACTCTTTTAACGTTGCTTGTGTCAAATCAAGTCCATATTTTCTTAATGGCTCTGTTTCGCCTGTGAAAATTGCTTGAAGATTTCTCGCAACGTCTGACTGTTCCATATCGTAAAATGAAGCCATATCTGCCGTCAGCTTTGTCAGTTCAATGGACATATCGGCCATTTTCTTTTGAGAAAATCCCATAGCGACACCCATAGCTTGAAAACGGCTTGAATACTGCTTTACGGACAGTTCTGACATACCAAAATCCTGTATAGATGTTTTTGCCATGTCGTTTACAAGGCTTTCATAATTTCCGAAAGTTGTACGTACAACGTTTTCAACTTCTATGAGTGATGAAGCTATATCAATCGAATCTCCCAGTTTACTGATTCCTCTAAAAACAAGCCAGTATGAAGCGTATAATTTACCAAATGCGGAAGCCAGCGACCAACTGCTTTTAGTTGCCGAATTTGCAGAAGATGAAACGTTCAAAAAGTTTTTGCTTAATGACGTTGCCGCTCTGCCGCTTGAAGCCCCTGTGCGGCTTAAATTCGCAAGCGCATTAGTCATATCAATAAGATTTTGACTTACCTGTGGTGCTTTTGACAGTTCTTGCATAAGCTGTTTCATCGCGCTTGAAAGCTTCGGTATATTGTCAATAGCTTTTGCGGCGCTGGCATATCCTAACTGCTTGATTCCTGTCACAAGTTCCGTAATCTGCTTTGTTGCTTCACTGGTTGCCTGCATGGAATTAAAGGACTTACTTAAGTACGCCATTGCTGTAGAAGCCTTGTTTATTGCGGCAGTGTCAATGGTTGAAATCTTCTGAATACCTTTTGACAAACGCGTAAAATCTGCCGTGCTTACGCTTTTCATTCCCTGCATTGCATTTGTAATATTTTTTACGCCACTTGCAAACCCCGCAAGATTGACATTATTGATAACTCCTAACGAATTTGATAAATTCTCTAAATTTTTAACAAGTTTATCAAGCGCATTGTTTGCCTGTGTTGCATTTGCTTGTATTTTAAGTTCTAAGCTGTCCAGTTCATTATCTGCCACGTCCTCACCACCTTTAGCGCAAAAATAAAGGTGGTAGCAATTCGCGTGCTACCACCTATGACGGACTTAATATGCCGCCCTCTTTTTCCAGTATTTTGATTCTTTGTTGCATTTCAAACATTGCAACATCTTCATTACTTTCTTTTGTTTTTGGCTTACTTTCTTCTTCAAGTAAAATTGAAACTGGTTTTTTGATGTACTCCGACCTTGCCTTTTTACCATTTAAGCAACGGTCTATCGCATAAATAAGGGCAGATATTCCATATGTACCGGCAAAGTGCCACATATCGCTATCCTGTTCTTTTCTTTTCAACTCATGTCCTTTTATACAGTATCCTAACTGTGCCGGTGTCATGTGCTTAAACTCATCTATGTGTATCCCAATTGAAAAGGCTGTCGGAAAATAGTCTTCCCAAATTATTTTATGCCAGTTAATTTCAGATTTTTTTATGCTGTCTGTGCTGTCGCTTCCGGTGCTGTCCCGTACATCTGCTGAATCATGTCGTTCAGCCCCGACAGGTCGAAAAAACCATCTGTTTCCATGCAATTTCTTAATTCGTCATACAGTTTCTTGTACGAAAGCTTATTTTCTTTCATATAATCCCTCATGACTGTTTTTGCTTCTTCATGTGAAAGTGGATTATTTTCTAATAAGCCGGCATAAAAAGCAGTAACGCAAATATCTGCTGTATCGCCAATCATATTTGCCGTGCCATTGATAATATCCTTAGTAGTAGGATTCTGCATATCCTTTGATTCTTCGACAACGTAAGCACCGCTGAGGACCTTAAACATTTTCTGCACGATGTCTTTATACTCTGCCGCTTCAAAAGAGAACTCTAATTTATATTCGTTACTGTTTACTGTAATTGTTTTCATATTCATTACCTGTCCTTTTCGCTTTATATAGGACAGGGACGGCATTTCTGCCGCCCTGCCATATTATTTACTAACTATCAAATTACTACGGCTGTTTTTGTATCCTCGTCAGTCGCAACAGCCTTATTTGTTTTTCCGGACTGACTTACGATTTTTTTGATAATGTAATTGATGTCGGATAACCGTTTTCATCTTCTGTTACCGCAACGTCATAATCTTTATGAATCCAACGCGGCACTGTTGAAATAGCAATGTTGCAAGTGCCTGTTAAATGGTCGTCTGTAGCTTCGTCCGGTGCGAATGATTCAGAGCCGATAAAACCACAAATACCCTCTTTACCTTTGCCGTCTGTGCCATAAAGAACAACAATGTCTAACTTTTCGTCTTCAATCTCAACTAAATTGTCAAGATATTCGCGTTCAAATGCACCGCTTACAGCCATTGAACCCGCCGCGCGTCTTCCGGGTTCTTGCGTTTCGACTAAATCTTCCAACGTAGACGTATCAACCATGTTACGCTCACCTACTGGGGACGGAATACTTTTTGCTCTAATCAACAGGTTGTATGTGCCAGCCCAGTAATCGCTTTCGTTGCTTTCTTTGGTCTTTTTCCTGTAAATAATTCTACTTTTTAAACCTGTAGCCATGTTTACCTCCTAAAAAAATGCATAAAAATAAGAGCCTTTCGGCTCTTTGTAAATTGCTATAAAATGTCATTCCACCCAAATTTGCGCTTTGCACGGAAAGTTGCTGTCCACAGATTCCCCTCTTTTCGTACAAACGGCATGGGCTTTATCTTAAACAATCGTTTCTTGTACAAATCTGCTATAACATTGGATACTTGCAATGCCTCGCTTCTGCTTCGGTTTGTTGTTACTGTTACCTGTGCTGTAAAGTCTACAGTATTAATTCTGTCAGCTTCTAAATCGCTGTTTGTTTCAGTCGGTTCAACAGACTGTATTAATACCGTCGGAAACACCGGTGTATCGTTCGATTCTTCATCTGCTGTAATGCTAATATCAGGGTAATTGTCTTCAAGAATTGACAATGCCTTTTTCTTGATTGTCGAAAACACATTCATTTCTAAATCAAAAGCCCACTGATTATCAATCACTATTCAAACACCCTCTTTACAACATTTTTGTAGTCCTCAATTATCTTTTGTTCTGCTTTCAATACCGGCATGGTAGCTTTTACACCTCTTGTAAGCACAAGTTGGTTATTTTCATCGTAATAGCCCCAAACCTTTTTTTGTCCGTTGCCTTTGCCATACGAACCGATTAAAAATCCAAATTCTTCTCCTTTGGGGTGCGGACTTGCACCGGCGGCGCCGTTATAATATACGCCTGCGCCAAACTCAATAAATAACAGTTCTTTTCCCTGTACAATCAGTTTTGCTTCTGCCGTACTACCATTGGAATTAAGTTCTACGTAAGCATTGTGTGACGTGTCAGAACCGCTTCTTATTTTGCCGTCAAACGTATACTGCGCTTCTGTCATATTGGTATCAACTACGGCAATGCCTACATTAGCAAGTTCTTTCACGAATTTTCTAAGTTTACGTTGAAATCTTAATTGATACTGCTGTACTCGTTTTATTGCGTTTTCTACGGATTTTTGGGACAATGTTATAACTATTGGTCTTGTAGCCATGTGCTTACCTCACGTTTTTCTGTAAAAGAAATAAATCTGCCGTTAATCCCTCATCAGCGACACCCTTAACGATATAATCGCAACTGGTTTCATCAATGATTGTTTTATCCTTATCTTTGTACCTCACTTCTGACTTTTTCCAAACAAGCGAGCCAACATCTAACGGCAATTTGCCTTTGTCTTCCACAATTTGAACAAAATTCGTAGAATTATCTACACCAAATTCCTTTATCAGTGCTTCGCTTAATTTATTGCTTATTGAAGAATAAAAAACCACAGGCTTTTTATAACCTGTGGTATACTCTCCTGTTTCAACAGGGACCTCTTCACCGTCAACAATGATGTATTTTATTGAGCCGTCTTTATTCAGTTGGTATACCGGTGTTCTGCCGTCTTTAAGTGCGTAAATCATCTTTTGTTTATTAATGTCCAACATATCAATCTACGTTCTTTCCGAACCGTTTCCACAGTTCGGAAAGCTTCTCCCAGCCATACATAGCAACAAAAGCAACAACAAAGCCCGCCATAATTGCGGCTAAAACCATGTACCACAGGATAGTCATGTGTAAATACTGCATATATGCTACAAATGCCGCTACTGTAATGCCGATTGATAACACAAGTACCAATCCGTCAGTTGGAATCTTCGCAAAAACACCTACTCCTTTGATAACCTGTGTAATCACCGACACAATAAACGCGATTGCGCCGATTACCGCTAAAATAATCATGATGTTTGACGTCAATGTTTCTAAAATATTCATATTACATCTCCTTTTCGCCATTCAGACGTTCTTCAATAGTGTTTAGTCTGTAATGTGCCGATTTCACGCTTTCTTCAACTTTGATAATTCGTGTATCGTGAGAATTAATCTCTTTCCTCATTTCTGACACTTCATTTTTTATTTCAGTTGTATTGCTTGAAATGGCGTCAAGTTTCATATTGATACGTGTATTCTCTTTTACGCGTTCTTCAATGTCTTTTGTGTCTGTGTGTTTGTTGTTTTTCAAACCAAACCAAAGACTAAAAAATCCAAAAAAGACGGAAAAAGCAACCGATATGATACTTATAATTATTGCAACTGGCATAATATACCGCCTTTCATTTTTTTGTGGCACACCGCCCACCACCCTTACTGTGTGCCGCCTGCTACGTTTTCCCGGTGCTGGTAAAACGTAACGCACAATCTTCTATAATGCTTTTACAAACGGATATACCCCTACAAACAGGCTATCACGGTCTTTCCAGCTACGGCTTACACCGTTTTCACTGTAGCTTGCCATGTAGTTTTCTCCTGCCTGTGACCGGTCATATACCACAAGATTGACAATTACACTTTCATAGCTTTTCAGGTCATTGTCAATCTGTTCCTGCGTATAACTTTGCGGATAACACCGTTTTGCAATTACATCTTTCGTTGCCTGTTTTATGAGCTGTTCAAGAAGCAAGTTGTCTTCTTTGCTGTCAAACACAACAACATCAGATTCAGTGTTATCCTCATTTTCAACCGTTTCAATATGAAATTGTTTGAGCCGGATTTTTACCTGCTCTAATGTTGTGTATTCTTCCATGCTGTTCTCCTGCTTATAATCCTAACTTCTCAATCAAGATTGCTTTAAGGTCAACTCCGCTCATTTCCGCCGCATTTTCAATGCCGTTCTGTGCCGCTAAACTCTGCAATTCCGCTGTCGGCATACGGTTGATTTCAGTCTTGGTATATCCGGTAGGCTTGTTTCCCGGAACAGTGTCCGGGACTTCTTCGCCTGCCGCATACCATTTCCCGTTTTTAATAACGATATATGGATATTTCATATGCTACCTCCGATTAATCATGATGGACCTCAAGTACGAATGTGCTATCCATATTTTCGTAAGACGGCAATACTACTTCAGAAGCGAATACTGACATCTTCATTGGTGGGCCATACTCAACCTTTGTAGCAACTGTGATTCCTGTTCCATACGTCGTTACATCAACGTCAGCAACCTGTCTTGCAGTTCTTTCTTCCGGTGTCGTTCCGAACCACGTACTACCCAGTTTTCCGTCCGGCAACAGTGTTACTTTGTTGTCCGGGTAAAAATAGTGTTCTTTCCCAGCTTCGTCCATATACATTTTGTCGTACAGGACGATTGTAAGCTTTGTACGCTTCTGAACAACTGAAATTACCGTGTCGTCATCAACCTCAATCGTTGCCGTGAGATTCTGTGCAAGGATTGAATTTCTAATCTGTGCATTTTCAAGTAAATACTGAAACGTATTGGTGTTCATAAGAACGTATTTAGCAATCTTGCCTTTCTTCTGTAATTTTTTCCGAGCATTATTAAGGTCTGTAAGTGGTTTGGAGTTCACTGTATCACTCCACATGCTAGTGTCCTCAAGCTTTGCATAATGGTCTTTTGCATATGAACCGTCCTTGTCGTAATCATATGCGTACTGTACACCGTCACTTTCAATAGCAATAACCGGGTGTCCCGCTTCTGTAGCAAGAAGCGACATCCTCATGCGTTCCGGCACGACTTCTGCGCCGCTCACAAGGTTGTTAGTATCGTCATATACGCTTGATAAGGCACTTGCGAGGTACGGGTCATCTGTAGAACTAATACGTTCAATTTCAAGCATTTCTTCTTCGCCGACTTCCATACCTTCACGGAAAAATGCCATTTGTGTTTTTTCCTTGCTTAATCCCTCTCTTGCTCTAAGTGTCGGGATTGTGTCAAAATTTGACGGTGCAAGCGATACCGGAAGTCCCTTATGTGTCTTAATCCAGCTTAAATCAAGTCCCTGTTTCTTTCTTTCCGGAAACCAATTTAATCCGAGATATGGGATTTGATTACTTGCTTCTTCTGTTGTTGTAAGTGCAATAGACTTACTGTTTAACACTTCATTAATTAACATCTATATACCTCCCAAATTATTCAAATACAATCATTGGAAGCGCTGTGGAAACGCCTGCGTCATATGTAACACCGGAATGCTTTTCAGCCACGCTTTTATTGATATATGCTTTCTTCAAAAGCACACCCTGTGGCCTGTCTTCTGTGACGTCATATCTCAGAATACCTACGACCGTTGCCGTGTTGTCTGCCTTTCCGTTTTTTCCAATTGGTGTACCGGCTTTTACAATCTTTCTGCCGTCAGCCGTCTTTTCAATAACATCTGTAAAATCAAGTGTCATTGGAATTGCTTCGTTAGGCAGTCTTTTTAAAATCTGAACGTTTCCAGCATATGAAATCTGTTCATACTGCATATTTGACATTTAATTACCTCCTAAATAATGTGACAAAACATCATTGTTGCTTTGACTTTTTGGATTGCTTGAGATAAGACTTGCGGCTATTTTTTCTGCTTCTGTCTTCTCTAAATCTTGGTTACTACCGCCGCCGCCCGGATTCGGTGTACCTTTGGCAATTTCCTGTTCCTTTGCCTGTGCGGAAGCGGTTTCTTTCTCTGAAATAATCTGTCCGAGAACAGTTGTGTCAAAGCTTCCGTCCTCTTTTACAACCGTCTTTGCCTGCTCTGCCGTGATTTTAAAATCCGTCATAGCTTTTTCACGCAAATCTCTAATTGCATTGCTTTTTTGTAACTCCGCAATCTGATTGTTTGCCGTTTCCAGTGCTTTGTTGGCTTTTTCAAGTTCTGTAAGGTTTCCGGCTTCTATTTCATCAATTTTTGATTGAAGTTCGTCTGCCTTGTCAGCTTTCGCTTTATACTCTGCCGCTTTATCTTTTTCTTTCTTTGTTTCACCGTTTAACTGATTCAGATAATTACTCACCTGCTCATCGGTCGGTTCTGAAATTCCGATTGAAATAAGATTCTGTTTTGCCTGTTCTCTTGTCATCGTTTATTCCTCCTAAAATCACGTTTTTTTACACGGTTCTCTCCGCTCGATTGCTTCTGCCATTTGTCGCATGACTGCAAATTTATAAAATAAAAGCAGTTACCGATTATTGCTCGTTAACTGCCTTATTTTGCTGATTATTAAGTTGATTAACTATTTCCTGTGCTTTAGTTTCCTGTTCTTCCATATTTTCAACAGTCTTATATAAGACATCAAGGTATGGCTTTGAAAGAACAAATGTTTTTTCTGAATCTCCCCAAAGCCCAACCGTTTTAATTGCTACAAGTGGATTTATCCCGGATTGAAGCAATACTGTAAGTGTTTGTGCTTTAGTGTACATATTATCCTGTGGGCTATGATTAATTTGCACTTCAAAATCCCGCATTTTTATGCCTAAATCACGATCCTTAATCCGTATAATATTTAGCACAACCTTTGCAAGCCGCTTTTCCGCCGCTTTTACAATCGGGTC